CAGTCTAGATCATAAAAATCTAAGGCTGTTTTTTTATTGTCTGATATATATATAATAGAATTAAATAAAAAATATTTTTTATTTTTTGATAACTACATACTTAAACAGAGTAATATACCGGTGAACACAGTTCACCGCTTTTAATTACTTAATAGCGATAGCTGTCTTGAACATTAAAAAAATAATTATATAAAAACGGCCCTTCGGGGTCTTTTTTATTTTCTGAAATTATTTTTTAAATTATTAACAACTCTATATCAAACCAGAGTAATATACCGGTGAAACGAAGTTTCACCGCTCCAGATGCGAAACAATATATAACGGCCCCGAAATTAATTCGGGGTCTTTTTGTTTATATATAATATATATAAAGAATACTAACAAAATGTTGGCCCATTTTACAAATGCTCCAAACTCTTACTTACGTAATCTGCTGTGAAGATAAACAACTCGCAGAGGATCGTACACGACGAACCATTAACGTTATTATATTAAAAATCTAATAACTATTATTGGGGGCGACCAATTTCGTCTAATATCCATTCTTAACAGTAATGGCTCTTCGTTATTATTATATATATAATATATATATAAAATAACTCGACTAAAATAAACGCAAGGGACTTTTAAATACCTTAGCTAGTAAATGAAATACTAAGATAACGGCGGATCCCAAACAAAAACCACCTACTTATTAGACGCTTACTAACTTCTAATACTTTGGTATAATTCGTATTAAATATTATATACATACGCTTATATACATTTCGCTATATATAATACTAATACGAACCGTAAACGGCTTCGTTACGATATATAAAAATTGATTGCGTTCATCGCTTCGCAGGCTCCGCTCGAACACATCAGTATATATTTTCTTGATATATACCGATACGACACAAACGCATTAGATATATTGTTACGAATTCTAAAGAACGATGTTTCTCTTCGCAAGCTTATCGATAACCTCAACCATTCATAACGAATTCTACATTCAGTTCGCTAAAGCTCACAACAAACCAATACGATCTCTACCATACTATACTATCGTATTGGCTAATAAATATAAATAGCTAAATAGTTCGCGGCGCTCACTATTCTTCTCATTAATAGCTCTCATTTATATTATATCTAATATAAGATTTAAATCTATAATAACATTTCGCTGACGTTCAATATTATTATAAGATATCCCACCCTAAAAGTTTTTAATATCTGTATGCGTATGCATACAGGAAAAACATTAACTAAAAACATATTATATATTTTAATACTAAACCATAATATCCTAAGCGGCTATTATTATATATAATAGTCTCTCTTTTAACAAAATACCGACGGCAGAAAATACTCTTATATATACTAACGTATATATATAATACTATTACTCACTACGTTCCTTCTTATACTATATATATGATATAGATATCCCCGGGCGGAAAATTCTCAAAAATTTCATCCCTACGGTCTTCAATTTTTTAAGCCGAATTTTCCTTCTTACTGTAAATAAGGATCTGCACCGTATTTACTATATACTACTATAGTATAATACGATATACTATATTACGATATACTAAATCCTTACAATCCTTATTAGCCTATCTAGCTCCTATAAGATTATATATATACTCACTCACTTCGTTCGTTTTGCTCCCTGCGGTTGCTGACAAATATTATATATGCTCGCTCCCTGACAGTCGCCTCGCTCGCCTTATATATAATATACAACATATACTCTTATGATCGTCGCTTACGCTAGGACACTACAACTCACTTGTCGCTAACGCTCCTCGTTCATCGGGAAATACACTATATATAATTCACTACGTTCATAATGCTTCGCTCGCTTACGCTCGCTTCGCAACAACATATATATAAAATAACTAATTACTCTCTTGAGAAGAGAGATAACAGAGAATCTATACATATAAAATACTAACAACATAACTACTCTCTTTACAAGAGAGATAGCAGAGAACTACTAATAATAAATAATACACATAATTACTTTCTTAAGAAGAAAGTAAACAAAGAACATATATGGCTCGCTTCGCTCGCCTTACAATACAAACACTAAATACAAAACTACTCTCTTAGAAGAGAGATAGCAGAGAATATAAACATACGCCCTCGCTTCGCTCGGGCTTACTATATAAAATAATATACAGTCGCTCGCTGGCGCTCGTTCCTCCATACCTCTCTGCGATCGGAAACGTAATCGTTCCGATAAAAAAAAGCAGTCACTAAAAAAATTAGCCCACTACTTTATGTGTCCAAAAAAATGGACTTTCGCTAAAGCTGACACCCGAATTACGCCATGCGTACCCAGGCAGTATGCTTTTCGCGAATTATAAAAAAATATACATTTAGCTAACGCTGTAACGACAGTATCACCTAAATATATATTCAATATAAGAAAAAATAAAGGTTTAGCCTAGAAGAGCAAACCCTGCCCCTCTAGACTAAACCCTATTTACTTACATTAAGCTTCAGCACCAGCAGTATTTTCTACTGTAGGAGCTTCATCTTTGATAATTTCGATGCCTTCTTCATTATTATCACCATTACTACCGAAGGATTTCTTTAAGTTACGAAGTTCATCGCTTACGCTAGCTTCCTTCCATGCTTCTTTACCTTCATTGATAATAACACTAGTAGCACCCATAGCCAATTCGGATACTTTCTTCAAGCCTCCGAACAGACCTTTAGCACCTAGGCCTACGGCACCGATGCCCGCATCTTTAATAGTGTTGGTTTGACGACCAACGAATTTTGTGGCTGTTTTAGTCCAGCCTGCAACTGTAGTATTACGTTTTACTCTAGAAAAAGCATCCGTAATATCTTTGAGGTGCTCATCTGCAACCTCGACTTTAATGCCACCATCAATTTCTTCGACAGTGCCATTATATTCAACCTGAATCTTCTCGCTCATATAAGCGATAACTTCAGGGTTATTATGTTTTAAGTTAAAAGTTGCCATTGTGGGCCTCCTCTTTATCAATAAAAATAAAGGGGGCTAATGCCCCCAATGTTAGATAAGGTCTTCTGCAGACACTTCTTCAGCCTTAATCTCACGAATGAGATTTAATGTGCTGTTAATGCACGCCATGCGATGTTTCGCATTTGGAGTATTCTTAGGACGAAGAGCTTTCAACTCCCCATTCACTTCTACGATTTCATAAGCGTAGGAGCTTTGAACGCCGAATGCTAATTTGACACCGTTTTCTGCTACGCCACGGTTAAATTTAACAACATCGCCAGCTTTAAGTTCAACACCTTCTGGAACTTCCAAAGCATAGGAATGCTCCTGGCTCAAACGGCTGATGCGAAGACGCATACCTTGGCTTTGACAATCTTTGATTGCCATCGCCAAACGCTTAAACTGCTCGCGGTCTTCCGCGGAGTCTGCGTCCTTTATTACGTGGTCGGCTACTTTAGCTGGCGTTAAGCCATCTTTAATAGCTTTCATGATGCTGTAACAGCGGATAGCGACAGCGTCGCTAGTCACTACTTCACCAGTGAACTGTCCGTAATTAACGGACTTGTTGGCGAACAATTCCAAGATTTGGGCTACGGCATTACAGCCTTGACCCACATAACTAGCGCCTGCTGTTTCAATACGTACAGGCTTAGTGTTTCTAACACCATTTACTCCTGCTACGACAGCGGACATCATTTGTGCCCAACCGTTTTGATTGGACCCAAAAACATAAGCGATAACGTTAGCAAATTTAGACATATTAAATGCCCTCCTTCTTTAATAAAAGTGCCTCGACTAAACTTCTCAAGGCGAAAATAAAATCTCCTCTTGCACACACACATGCAAGAGATATCAAGGCTAGATAAGTCAATGCTCATCTAGCCCTCATATCTCCAGCAGACCTAACTACTGGAGAAGAGGAGAAAAAGTATGAAAGGGACCTCCACACAGAAGGTCCCATGAAAGATTTCGCCCCGGAGGGCGTCCTCTCCCGTAAGGTTATAAAACCTTATATCAACTACCGTAGATGCATATATTGAGGTTGTTATGTATATGTGTCTAATAAAGAGAGGTATTATGAGTACATAGCACCTACGGTAGCTTATATAAAGCTTTATATGAAAATAAATATGACCCTAGCTATTAATAGAGGGTCACAGGAGATTTCGCCCCGGAGGGAAAACTTCAGAAGTTAACCCTCCAGCGAAATCTTCTATCGCCTAGCGTTTTGCTAAGCGATGTTGGAGTACTGCCATCTTGACAGTACTACCTATGGTCCAGCCTACTAAAAACCAAAAGATGCGGAAAGTGATAGGATTTTTAGAATAAAAAGAATTAAGCCATTGTACGAATTGTTTCTTTAACATGATGTACCTCCATTAATAGTTAATTAATATTAATAATGTAGCTGTAAAGCTAATAATAAAACCTAATTGAAATGCTAGCATTTTATAGACGCTAGCACAATCTTCTCTAGCCTTATTAAGGCCAATAATAACTTCGTTCAACATAGAGCACCTCCATTAATCTGCCATTGCACAGCTTTGATAAGCTATTAATGTTTTGGATACAAATTCGTATCCTTGATGCTCTTTAAGAACATCGAATACTCCATCAATGGATTGAACGGAAATATATTCTCCTGCTGGAGATTTTAGAACATAGCTGTAAAGACCTGTGATAAACACAATTTTTTCTCCTTTCACAAATATGAATGAAATATGAGGACAGATTGTCTCATAGAAAATTTCGGCACGGAGTGCCAAAGAACTTCAACAGAAGTACTATGCCGTAAATGTCGACATAGTACCCCCATAGAAGATTTAGCCCCGGCGGGGGGCTAATCTCCAGTTAATAATTTAATAGTCTCTGGAGATAATATGCGATATGATGCTTCTGTACAGAAATACATCGGCCGACGTTCATAAGACACACAGTCTTCTTCGTCGTCGCCAGAAATATCTGCCCAGGCCTTAATTTTAATAACGGGCTCGCCGTCAAAATTACACATATTTGTAGAAATAATATCATTTCTGTAATATTTAGCTTCGATGTACTCCAATGCTTTATTGCTATCTGGAACATTGATTATTTGGTCGGGAAATATCTCCCCGAAGAATCTGAACTCCATTAGATACCTCCTGTGAATACAAATACAAAAATAAGGGCAAATTCCCCTCATAAATAATTTCGGCACGGAGTGCCAAATACTAACAAACAACAATATACTTATATAGGACTTGCCCCGCAGGGGACCCTCCGTCAGGAGGCCACCGGCAGGGATAATCCCTTATAAGTCTCAAATAAAATTTCGATACGGAGCACATCTATCGTTAAAATGATAAACATACTCCTGTATCTTCATATGTAATTGTAGTTCCTCCTACGTCTTACTTCGGCTAACGTGAGAGGGGGGACCCGGAGGGTTATTTAGCTTCCTCTGGATCCTCAAAGGCGTTTTCAATTACTGCGCCCACGCTCTTTGCGTAGTCAACGCAGTTCTTAGTACCGCCTTCAGTACCGTCATAGTAAGCTAACACCATATCGGCATTATCTACCATGAAACGATTTCTGCGCTGCATACAGCCTTTATCATTTTTGTACTTCTTATTAGAAATACAAACTTTTTTATTAGCTGCTTTGAGCATAGCAGCATAGGAAATACGACAATCGTCTTTCCATATGCCGTCTTGCTCAAGACATGGCACAGCGGCCGTCAATATGATTTCGACGCCATTTTTAGCGTATTCTTTGCGTAGTTGATATCCTACGCTAAAGAACAACTGATCAACTCCCAACGCCATACCGCTGATCAGTTCAAACTTGGTTTTGCCCGCCAAGATTTGGAAATCGAGGATAGCGCGAAGTTTTTCCTCGATTTGTTTGCGGACTGGTTGTAGCTTAGGAGATTTGGAACTCCAATCATCTCCCTTACCACAACCCAATTTACTTGAGCGATGGCCAGTCGCACAAATAACCATAGCGCCTTCTTCGCGCTTGTAGCTATCCATGCTTAGCCATTCGCTTTTTTTCATAGCAGAGTCTTCGGCCTTTGCTACGACTTCAGTAGTAGGAGTCTCTACTTTAGAAACTTCCTCTACTGAAGGTTTTTCTGGGTCTGGCAATACGATACCGTCCCCTTGTTTTGTCATTAACAAGAGGATAGTATTCTTCTTGCTATTCCGGTCTTCATCGATGAAGTTGAAACATAATTCATCGATGCTCACCTTAACAGCAAGTTTACCTTCATTAGTTTGAGCATAGACGTATTTACCGCCTTCTTTGTCAAACTTGCAAACTTGCAAAGGTGTTCCTTTAGCAATTTTGTTGCTACCAGAAGCAAGAACAAACAAACCATCACCGATAGCTTCTTTGTTCTTGCCGTACCAGATTGCCCCCTTTGAACGAGCGCAACTGCTGCTCATTAAATAAAATTCAGCTTTTTGTTCTATAGGAGCAAAAGCATTCCACTTAACGAGTCTAAAGATCTCGTCGGAAGCATTTTCCGTACGAGTTCTCAACGCAACTCGTCCTTTCAACTCTATTGCCTTAAAGGAATCTCTCACGTCTTTCATAACGTAAGTAGTGTTCCCTTTGCGGAAGAGTTCGAATTGACCGCAAATCTTCTCGCTCAAGAATAAGCAGTTGTCGCTGCTAATTCCGTCGAAGAATGAGATATACTCGCCTTCACGACCTGTTTCGAAGTCGTGGTAGCGATACATGTTTAATGCAACGTTATCACGACCGTAAACAGTTACAGGCACGTATAACTTTTCTTCGCCGAATTGTTTAGCCAATTTGTCGAGATATTCCTTAGCGAAACAGTTTTCGCTATAGATGAAGCCTGCTTCTTTCGCTAAGGAATATTTATTACCAGAGCCTAATTCACTTGCCACCATATCAGCGACGTATGGCAATGCTGTCTTCAAATTGTTAACAGTTACGCCATCAGCGTCTACGCTGAAAATGGATTTACGGCAGTCCTCTAAAATAAGGTTGCCCATTTCGACAATCTTATTTTCGAGGTTCTTTTCGCCTTCGCTACGGCCTTTGTAGCCTAATTCTTGAGCTACACGGTTCATAACGTCAGCTAGAGCTTTAGCTGTAGGTATCATGATGTCACGATACAAAACGTCGGACAAGCAGTATTTTTGTTCGCCAGACGCATCAGCATAGAAGCCACCGCAAGTTGCTGGGTTATCACTTGCAATAAAACGTTCTCTCTTGAAGTCGTATGTTGCTACAGTGAATTTGCCCTCTGCCTCAACGATAATTGGAGCATGCTTCTTTCTCAAAAGAGTAATTCTTTCGAGAAGTTCCCCAATTTGTGACGTTACGTGACATTGTGTTTTAGGGATATCGATGATCATCCCTACAGAACACGGTGCCACTCTTACGACATCCTTTAGCCAATTAACAGTATCGGCTAAAGTAAGAGTGGATTGAACGTATGCCAAGTAGATATCGTTCAACTTAGCGTTACTAATCTCTCCTTCTTTAATGTCATGTACATCGTCATAAGATTCCACGTATGGAACTTCGACGATTTCGCCACCGTCTTTGTCTTCCATGCCAAGACGCACTTTTCTCGCGTCTTTTGCAATGACAGCATGGCAATTTAATAGCTCCTTGCTGTCTTTATCCTCGGATAGAATGCCAGCTGCGGCTGCTATGTCATTGGCGTGGCTACCAACATTTGTTTCGGTAGCCAACATAGCATTTTCCCATACTTGATAAACAAGTTGTGGATGTGTTGTCCACTCAACTTGTTTATCTTCACCCATCTCACTAGAAACATGTACGGAGATAGGTTTTTTGTGTCTAAAGATCGCCGCATCTTTGTACAAGCAAAGACCGAACGCATCCTTATCCAAGTCACTGCCACCGGTACATGATTTAAAGTAATCTGTACCGGTCACCATAATGCAATTGTCGGCAATATTTTCAATTGCATTAACGATAACGTCGAATACCACATCGCTACTAAAGATGTAGTATTTTCTTTGTAACGCACGAACACGTTTCGCGTACATAGACGCACTAAGTACGCGTGTTTCGTACGATTCGCCCGCATGAGGATTACGGAAGACTCTGCCATATAGGGCATGCAACCCATCGTTGCGTTTCATTACTTTATATGTAGCATCAGAAACTACAACTTCGTCTTCTCGTAGCAAACCTCCTTTCTCGTCGAGTCTTGTAGGATCGCAGACGCCGTACATGTATCTGCTTTCCTTTTCACCTTTGAACCCTGGGGATTCCAAGATGCTCTTAGCTTTGTCTAAGATTGCTGCCATCTTAGTGGCTAAGATCACGTTATTGCTCAACGCGGACTCAGCATCGACCATTAGAGCTGCGTCGCCAGCGAGGCCAGTGTCGCCACCTTGAAGAATGGCTTTAACGTCATCTTCAAAGTTGCGTACCTTACACTTAACAGCATATTCTGCTATTAAGCTGCGATGAGCTTTGTCGATCATCAAGAATTGTAAAGGTTGTGACCCTATTGTCACTTGAGTTTTATGAGTAAAACTCATTACCTTGAGCACTTCTTGCTCTGCAGATTGTTGTTCTGCAGGGGAAGCTTTCCAGCCGTTCAAGTCGTGAACAGAGATACATTCTCCGTCTGGGTTCCCAACGACCCAAACGTTTTTGTACTCCTTCGCACGACCGATCTTGGACGCGTTTCGTTCGCAGAGGTAAACTTTATCGCCAGAAGCGAGTTCTTTACCCCATGCGTTAATTACGTCGCTGTTCAAGGCTTGGGATCCTTCTTTCGCCATAAACATCAGACGAGACTGATGGTACGTATCGACGAAATAAGGTAACCCATAGCCACGACAGAACCACTCGTGGTTATGGAAACCTTGCCCATCGAAGTAATCACCTTCGTTAAAGGAGGCTACTACGACGAAGTAGTCTTTCTCAAGATCTATCTTGAGCTCCTTACCGGTAACGTTTGGTTGGCCAGAACGAGTCAACAGCTTGGCTGCTTTACCTACCGGCAGCTTACCTCCTTTCGAAGTTAATTTTCCTGTGAGCAAGTCGACTTTATCGACTATTGCCCATCCTAGCTCTTTATCGCAAAGCAGCAATTGATTGCCACGCATTTGCGATGGACTCGAGAGGACTGGGAGCAAGTCCTTGAAGTCCTCTCTGCTATGAAGGAGCTTCATGGCTTCGATTACGTCGCGCCCCTTTAATGCGCTGAAGTCGAAGACGAATACGTCTGGAGCGATGTCACGCACCAACGATTTCGTCATCGCTCCTTCTTTGTAACCTCCTCTTCCAAACTGGAATGTCCCAGTTTGGACAATAGCTCCGGATGCTGTTGGCGTATCACGGAGCACACCACAATCGTTGATCGTGGTGATGGTGATGTCGAACGCGAAATCATCGCGTCCAATCTTTTTCGCCTTGATACAACGAGTTCGAAATGATTTTGTGTTGTTGAGCACGTTTATGTGCTCAAGAAATTGATTTTTTGGTTTCGCTGCCATCGCGGCCTTTTCTGCCGCCCCGACTGGCCTAGTGATCAAACCAATCGGTTTAAATAATACACCTTTTTCGCGACGCAACTTGCGTGCGTTTAATTCGTTGGAACGTTGCTGTTGTAACAGTTCTTTTGCTGCTTTAATGCAGCGACGTTGTGCCTTTAAGGCACGTTTTTTTTGCGACTTACGATTGTCGCTCGGTACAATCGCAGGTTCATCCTGAGCTACTGTTTCAAGAGCATGAACGTAAGCGGCGAAAGCTTTCGCCTTTTTCACTTCCTCACGACGCTTATTAATAAGCGCCTTTAAGGCACGTTTATTCAAGCGTGCATTCTCTTTAATAACTGTAATGTTAAACTTTTTCATTTTTAACTCCTCCTCGGTAGTATATATAAGATCCTTATATAAAGAAGCAGAGGACAGTTTTATATCATAACTCTGCAATTGGATATCAAGATCTTTTGATAGCTACCACGTATTATACGCCCAACTATCGGGACTAACTGTGTCTTATGTATAGCCTATTAATCATCTGTTAATAGGATCATCTTTATATACTGCGCAGACTTAGTGTCTTGTACCCGCCGCCATACGGCAGCACGCTGTATCATAGCATCTCAATCTGTTGCTAGCTCCACAACGTAAGGCCTCCTATCATTATTAGTGGCGAGACAAACTTCCACTTCACTGACATCCATGATAGTATCACCTCCTATATCAGAATGTCATTATTTAACATTCTTGGCGATGAAAATAGCAGATTTCTGACTGCTCTTTTCATCCCAAGATATATGTATGGCCTCGTTATGTTTAATATATTTGTTAAACATATCAAAGCCATAACTGTGGAAAGATACCTGATATTTCTTTCCACAGATTTTCGTTTCAAAGTAGATGAGCAAAGAGCTAAATTGCTCACACTCGACTACTTTGAAACGGAACCGACTATTCTTTTGGCTAACTATCAGGTTGATAGCCTTAAGGATATTAACATCCTTTAAAGAATAGCCTTTAGACCAAACATACTTATTCATATGTTTGGTCTTTGTGATTCCTTTGCCACCATCAGATGCAATTTGTGCATCTAAAATGGCTTTAGCAACTAAAGCATCTTTGCTCATCTATTTTCACCTCCTGTTCTATAGATAAACAAATATTAAGCCGCTATAGTTTATAGTCATACAGCTGGACTTAACCTGTTAGTGATAGATAGGAACAGCTATCTTATCACCAGGTTTGATAAGATAGCCTTGTGCACCTCCTTCCATCTTCTTAGATTCGGCCACTGCTGTTGCAGCAGCCTCTCTGATGTCATAGTCGACATCAGAGCTTTTGTTGGCATCGATTATGATGCCATTCAATGTTTCACCTCCCTTCACTATATGCAACTCGTAGTGGTTCGGTTGCACCGGTGTTAACCACCATATCATTGTTGCTATGATTACACCCAAAACTACTGTTGCTGTTAAGATTGCTGCGAATTGTTTTTTCATTTTGAATTCCTTTCCTCCCTCTAATTAGATATAGACATTGTGAAGGAAGTGTTTTGTTTTACACAATGTCTTAATTAAATTGACCCCATCACAATGATGAAGGTCATGACCGATCGACCATCGTTCGTCCCAAACACCACCATGAATCAAAGGCGGGGGGGCGAACTTTGGTCGATAGGCCATATATATATAAAACACTTACCCCCTCAGAAAAAATTTCAAATTTCCCATATATATAGATTTTTCTCAATAAATTGTTATAGCTGAGAATACTTATTTATAAATTCCTTTTCCTACTTATCATTACAAAAAAAATATATGCACCACAATCTACATCCTTATAGTGAACATATGTTTGATAAAAAAGAACAAAAAAATAAGAGCCTCGTTAAAGGCTCTTACTTGTAATTAAGAAAGTTTGTTATGAAATCTTTTTTGACGAATGTTTTAAACTCTTTGAATGTCGCTTCTTCGCATTTTTTATCAATAAATTCTTTAGCTAATCGTTTAGCTTGTTCTTTAAATAATATTGTCTGAATCTCGCCGCGTAATGTATAAATCTCGTAGTCGATATGTTCGTAATTACGAAGTGATAGAAATTTAATTACGGCGATAAAGATATATTTTTTACGTATATCTTCGTCGTACAAGTCAGGTTGTCCATATAAATAATTGCCGATGATATCATACTTAATAATTTCTTTAATGTTATTTTTTTTAAATCGAGTAAAAAACGTACTAAACGACGGATAATACATATCGACTAACGTGTCGATATAACTATTAATCGATAGATTGTTGTCTTCTACCATTATTATCCAATGCTCCCATTAATAGTAATAATACCTGTTTCATAAAAAAATATCCTCCATATGAAAATAATAATACTTGTATATAGTATTAGTATATCATATAGAGGATATAATTACTACTAGAATACTAAATTAAATAGTAATAGTAGTAATTGGATATATCATAAATTTTTTATTTATGAAGAAATTAGTACTGCACAAACAATTAGATTCATAAATGAATATGGCGGTTCTGATGATGATAGGCACATAAGCATTTCTCATCAAAAGATATTAGATTTACCAGAAAAATGGAATATTTTATATGCGTATACTCCACGATGGGGCTTTGCTGTAATTGTAAATGGCACACCATTTAATGCAGTAGGAAATTTTTATGTAGAGAATAATAAATTAATTATTATTGTAAGGTCAAGAGCCTTTGGCTTAGAAAGAAAAGATGTTCAATGCGATATATATATTTCTTAGGAAATAATATATATTCTTAAATCGAAATTTCTACCGACATCTACTAAATTATTTTCAACTTCTGGTCTATTTTTAAAACCATATCGCATACAAATATAGCCATTTTTTATGAACATAGATGCTTCGATTGCATTTTTATTTGTTTCATAAACCCATCGACCTTGACTACTATAACTAGGATAAATTGCTCTAGCATTATTTTCATCAGCTAATTCATTTTTTAATACAATATTTGTATTAACTTGATAAGCAGTTTCATAATGAAAATCATCTTCACCACCTATACTATAATTATGTTGTGATAAAGTATGATAATAAATACCTGTAAAATTTTGAGGAACTTTGCATAAATAAAGATTACAAATATAAGAAGCATAATCATATCGAATATATTCGATATGCATCTTAGTTCCTTCGACGTATTCTAACTGCATTTTATACATAGAACCTTTACTACTATTACTATTTAATTTAGTATTAATAGCATTGATTTTATCATTAATATCGTCGAGATCGTTCTGTACTAGGAAACGCTTAAAATTACGATTAGCATCGAGCCAGCCAGGATTATTAATCGAAGATAAATTCACCTTATTGGTAACATCATATGTACCGATATCTAAATCGGATTCGCCGCGAGCATTTAGACTCGACTTAATACTATGGAATGTATTCGTATTTAATAAGTCTAACGACGGAATTTTTAAACCTTCGTTAAGCGTTACGAGACCCGTAAACATATCGCCTGCCTTATTAGCTTTAGCATCGATATTTAATAGTAGATCGGCAGACAATTTGTCTTTCGTAATCGCATGATCACGAATCTTACGAGTCGTAACACTAGCATCGGGATGATCGATTTCCTCTAAGGTGCGATGTTTGCTTAAGTCAGATTTAAGACTGTTAACTAATTGTTTAAGGCTATCGCCAGTCGTATCGAGCGAAGCTCTTAAATCATTCTTTAAATTGGCAAGCATCGAGTCGATTTGATCTTTTAAATAATATTTTGAGATAAGATCGCCCAATAAACCGTCGACTTCGCCCTTAGTATAATGTTCTTTTAATAGATTCACTTTAGTCGGGAATAATTTATATAGTAAGAAAGCACTTAATGCTTTATCTTCGTCGAAATTAGATTCGCCGTCGACGAATTCGTCGGACGAAATCACTTCTTTTTTGTCGACATGCTTAACCCTATCCTTGAGTCTATTTAACATGTCGGCACGTTTTGGTTCACTTTCGTTAACGGTGAACTCATAATCGTATATATTAGTTTCTGGCATATGAATATGTCCTTTCGTAGATTTAAAATATATACTACTATATTACAGAAAAAATCCCCGTACTTAGTGCGGGGATATATTGTTTATTACAAAG